GTGATGTAAGGCAGTAATGTGTTGGTAAGGTTCTGTTCGTGCTCCGCCCACAATGTCTCGTCCTGGGCCGCGTCCGCGCCGTCCTGCTGCACCCGCCCGGCGATGCGCCGCGCTTCGGCCTGCAGGATGCGGGTCACCGCCTCGTGGATCTGATTCTCAAAGAGACTCCATGGCCGGAATGGCCGGCGGACTAGCTTGCCCCGACCGGAAAAGGGCGTAGGGCAGCCACCTCCACGAAGGCTGCGCGCACGTCCTCGCCGCTCCGGGCCGCCTGGAGGTGGATCCGCACGTGCCCCACCACCTCGCCGGGCAGGACCGCGCTCTCGAAATCGACGTCCGCCGACCCATCCCGCTTGAGCGCGCGCTGGGCCTTGGTCTGCCACTTGCGCAGCTCGCTCTCGATGGCCTGGCTCAGCGCCTGCTGCGGGATCTGCACGTCCGCCAGATTGAAATCGGGCACGCCATAGTCGCCCAATGCCGGGGCCTGCATCTCGGTCTCCAGCACCGCGCCCCGTTCCTCCGGCAGGGGATCCAGGGCGAAATAACGCTGCCGGATCTCGTCGACCGTCAGGATGCCCCGCGCCGCGTCGCGCTCGTGCAGCTCCAGCTCTCGATTTTTGGGGCGGATGTCCTCGAACTGGGCTTCCAGGTTCGCCGCCTCGGGCCACCAGCCGTAGAACGGGCGCACCAGCTCGACCGTCAACTGCTCGGCGACGAGGACCAGCGCGCCCCACAGCGTGTCGAACCAGCGCCGCTCGGCGACCACCGCGTTGGCCTCGGTGGCATTCTTGTCCATCATTCCCGCCGGCCGCCCAAAGATGAACTGGATCTCCTCTTTGGTGAACTCTCGCCCGGCCAGGAAATCCATATCCTTGGCGTTCCAGCCGAGCAGCGTCGCCGAGACGCTGTTGGCGGTGGTCACCAGCGCCCGTCGATCGTAGGCCGCATAGTCGTCGCTCAGGTCGGCCTTGAGCTTTTCGGCGTCCGTCGGGTTGATCGGCGCGTTCGGGTCCCCGCTCGAAAGATTGATGATCGCACTGGGCATCGTATTCTGCTTGCCGAAAAAAGCCGCATTCCAGCGGGCCATCGCCGTATCGCCGTCGGATGGCAGCATCGCCGCCACCAGCTCGGACAGTCCCGTGTAGAGGCTGAACGGGTTGGGCTGCTTGACGTGGACCACGTACTCGGCCGGGATCCTGTATACGCGCCCGCCGACGTCGTACTCGTAGTAGTCGATCAGGCGGTCGCCATCCCCCGGCCAGGGACGCACCGCAAAGGCCGGCAGCGGCCACAGCTCGATCGGCTTGCCCCGCCCCTCGTCATCGCAGAGCACGAACCAGTAAAAGTTCCCATCCAACTTGAGCCACCAGTAGCTGTACTGCCACAGGAACGACCGCCCCATATACGGGTTGGGATAGCGGATCAGTTTTTCAAGAGCGTGATTGTGGATCTGTACCGGCTCGTCGTCCGCGCCCCGGTGCTCCACCACTTGCAGCCTGGCTGCCGAGCAGTCGCGGGCGAACGTGGAGATGGTGCCAAAGATCCACGAGTTGGTGATCGCCCGCCGCTGGGCCTCGCGCTCATTGCCCCACTGCCAGCCGCCCTCCCACTTGCCCTGCTCGGCCATCGCTGCGAAAAAGCCGGGACGATGTCCCCTCAGCGCCTGGCGCAGGGCATAGCGGAACGTGCCAATGGCCTGGCCCAGGCGTTCCGCGATCGTATCCAGCATGCTCATCTATGCTGTCCCGTCGTGCTCGCTACAGTTGTACCGACTATAGTCGATATAATGACTATTATTGCAACTGGACTACCCATCAGTCCCTTCCTGCATACGCCGTCGGCGCGTATCGCGGCACCGAATCGGCAAAGGTCAGCACCAGCGCGTCCGCGCGGTCGGGCGAGCGCTTGAGGTGGCGCCGCAATGTGTCCTTATTGTCCACCTCGATCTTGCCCCGCCGCACCCGATAGTGCACCGCGCACAGCTCGTCGGCCAGGGCCTCGTCTGGCGGCAGCATCGCGCCTGGGTCGGTGCGCAGCCACTCCCGGCACAGCCACCACAACTGGTCGCGCAGGAGGTTGAACTCGCCCTCCTCGACCTGGACGGTCGGGGACTCGGCGACTTTGATCGCGCGCACCTTGCTGTCGCGGTAGCCCTTCGCCGCCCAGTAGCGTCCCATCTGCGGTGCGACGCCCGACCCGACTCCCGTCGCATCGATGAACGACTCGCGTGCCTGGCGCTCCTGCGCCTCTCTCGCGGCCCGGTCTCCGGTGATCAGGATGTCGACGCCGCCCCAGGAGAGCAGGGGGCCCACCCATCCGCCGTACCGGAAGCAGGCCACGTTCTGATCGTCGCCCATCTCGGCCACGTCCTGCCCGTGCAGCGGGCGGACCTCTCCCGGTGGATGCTCGCCGTGCGCCTGCTGCCAGATCAGCCAGCGCTGCTGTGCGGCCTCGACCCACGACCGGCTGACGAGCTGGTTCTCGGATTGGCCGGGGAAGCGGGCCAGGACCATGTACGACAGCGCCGGATTAGTCACCTTGCGCCACTGCCCGCCGATCAGCGGCGGGTACGAGGTGCCATCCTCGCGCTGGGCCGTGCAGCCGTCGAGCACCTCGGTCGCCTTGAACCAATCGGGGTCGTTGTCCTGCGGCTCGTCGTCCTCGACCTGCGGTCGAGACCACTTGTTGATGCGCTCGACCGTGATCTCGCGGCTGACCGCGCCGGGCACGACCGTCCGCCCGGTGACCACGTTCGGATGGCTGAATGCGTCGAGCTGGATCACATGCGCGCCAGCCTTGATCAGTCGGTAAACGGGCCCCGTCTGCTCGCGCGGATTGAACAGCACCAGCAGGCGGGCGTGCCCACCGGACATACACGATTCGATGCCCCGGTAGACCTCATCGGGCACTGCGTCGCCTTCATCGATGATAAAGAGCAGGTGCGGCGCGTGCTTGCCGCTGAACTTGGCCTCTCGCTGTGCTGGCGTACCGCTGGAGGGAATCGCCACCCCGACCATCCGCCACTCTGGCCCAAGGTCGACGCCGAGGTATCCCACCTGCGCGTCGTCGAATACCTCCGGGTGATCGGCCAGCGCCGTCTCGACGTTGCCCCACAGCAGCCGCTCCAGATTCTCCAGCGGCGGCGCCGCCGCCGTGTACACCTGGGCGCGCTGGTGGGTGCGCACGAACCAGAGCCCAATCCGCGCGGCGACGAACGTCTTGCCCACTGCATTGGCCGATTGGACCACGGTCACCGTGTGGTCGCGCACCGCCTCGGCAATCTCGCACTGCCGTTCGGTCGGGTTGCTGTCCAGCACGTCGGTCAGGAACGAGACGGGGTCGAACTGGAACCGCGCATAGTCCACCTTTTCCGGTCCTGCATCCAGCGGGGCCGCGGCCTGCTTGACCGCAGTCTCGATCCCGGCCCGGTCCAGGATGGCTACCGCCGCCAGCCGCCGGTCCGAGTCCTTTTCCGCCTCCCCTATCTGGCGGACCAGCTCGAGCGCGGCGTCGGGCGTGCCTGTCTGCAGAATGGACACCGCGTGCTGCATGGCGTGCGAGGTCACCTCCGACCGCGCCGCGTCCAGGGCCTCGACGAAGGGCGGCTGCCTGGCCCACTTGCGATAATAGACTGTCATCCGGCAGATGAATCGCCACGGCGTGGGCTTTTTCTCGCACCCCTCGGCGTGTGCCCCCAACGCGATCTTGCGTGGGTCGCGCGGGTCTCCCGGCTGGCCGACCACCAGGCCGCAGTACGGGCACGAATAGGGCGTCTTGAGCAGGCGCGTTAGCGCGACGCCAGTGACCTCGGCCTCGACGATGCGCAACACCGCCCGCCGCTGCCGGGCAGGCAGCGCGCTCAGCCTGTCCTGTACTACCGCTGACGGCGCCCACTGCATTCATTCACCCACTCACAACCCACCCAAAACATTTTTTCGTTCAGGCTCCGTCGCCGCGAAGCGGCGGTCTGCGGACCCCGCCGGTCGACAATAACGCTACACGAAATCACAGCTAGAGCCCGAAATAATTTTTCAGCCAGGCGACGCCCATGCCGATGGCTATGCCGACCAGAACAGTGATCAGCACTTTGTTGATTTGCTGGATTCCGCGAACAGAGTCCTCCAGCGTATTGATCCGTTCATCGCGCACGGTACCGCATAGGACGATATGATCCACCTGTCTGATCACATAGTCCAGCTTGGTGGCCAGCACGGCGAGCGTGATGCGCCCGTTCGTATCGTCAGCGACCACGACCGGCGATCCTCATCTGCCGCGAGGGCGCGTTGGGCAGGCTGGGCACGTAGCCCTGCCGCAATGTGCCCGTGGCAAAGGCCAGCACGCCGGCCTGTAGGGCCGGCCAGAACGTAGCGCCCCAACTCGGATCCCAGCCATCCGTCCACACGCCGAGCAGCGCCGCGAGGCACGGCACGGCGACGCAGATGCCCAAAAAGACCAGGCGCTTCCATTTGGCCTCCAGGTCCACGTATTGGCGCACATAGTCGATGGCGAATGACAGAGACACGCCGACGACCAGGATAATGCCACCCGGCGTGGCCATCCACGTCAGGAACTGCGACCAGGTCCACGGATCATCAGGAGAGGGCTGCATGGCGAGCAGGAAGGGCATCAACAGAAGGGAGAGTAAGAGGAAGGCGCGCAATCGATTTCGTCTCATCAGAACCTCCATCAAACAAAAAACGCCCGCCGCGTGGGAGGGCATCTCTTGCGCACCCAGCGGCAGGCGAGGTTACACCGTAACGCGGCCGGCTATTTGATTTTGACCAGGTGCTCCAGCCCGTAGCGCCGGGCGAGCCAGCGGATGACGTACACCAGGTAGCGGATCGTCGCCTCGGCCAGTTTCTTCAGCTCTTCATCTTGAGCATCATTCATCACATAGCTCCATGATAGCACAAATGTGCTGATTCTGTCAAACCGTGTGGTCTCCGGTCCGGGTGAATTTCCTGCGCAGATAAATCCGCGCCTGAATTTCCTGCGCAGGAAAATACCCCACGATTCATCCCTCTGCCATCTTGAGGCACAGCAGCCGCGTCAGTTCGGCGTCCGCCCGCGCCCGGTGGGGAATCAGCCCCTCGGGCAGCGTGATCTCTTGCTGCTCCATTGCGCCGGTCAGGCTCTGCCAGCGGCAGTGCTGGTGGTTTTCGTCCCACTCGCCGTAAAAGTCGGCGTACAGCTCCATCGCGCAATTCACACTGGCATAGTTGTTCTTGCTCAGTCCCACGATGTTGCACGCCTCGGCAGATTGTGCCAGCATCCGCAGGTCGAACTCGGCCCTGTAGATAATCACGTGCGTCAAGGCGAGCACTTTTCCCAAGTCATCCACACATTCCTCAAATGACCGCGCATTCTCTACCATCTCGTTCGTGATGCCATGTACCTCGATCGCCCGTCCAAGAATCTCCATGTGCGGCCGGATCAGCTCGTCAAAGAGCACGTTTCCCCCCACATCCACCACCGCGATCTCGACCACTTCGTCGTCTTCTTCCAGTCCTGTTGTCTCCGTATCGAGAAACACCGGATTCTCTGCCAGCAGATCACGTACTGCTTTGGAAACCTGCTCCCGTGAAACAATCGCTTGGCTTTCATCTTCATCGGGATAGTCGTCGTCCTCGTCCTCGTCAGGATAATCTTCATCCTCATCGAAGAATCCCCCAAGGCGAATTCCCTCACCCTCACCGGCCAGCCGCGCCTCGATTTGCCGCTCCAGTGCGACCACGCCACAGATGGTGATCGGCCTGGCCTGCAGGATCTTTACCGCCCGCCGCGCCGTGGCCTCGTCCGTCGGCGTGATCGAATAAATCGCGCTGCTGCCATAGAAGCGCGTGAAGCCTCCAGCCACATCTTCCACGGCCGGCACGTCCAGGCGCAGCATCGCCGCGCCGGCGATCGTCTGCTCGCTGACTTTGCCGGCCATCGTGACGTGGCCGAACAGCTCGACGATCGCCCAGGATTCAAATTTCTCGCTCACGGTCCTTTTCCTTTCCGGCGCAATGTGCGCCTCTTCTAGTTGAGTCTCAATGCACAGATCTCGGCTATGCGCCGTTCGCGCTCCAGCTCGAGCATGTGGGCGGGAATCGCGCATTCCCAGTAGGCGCGCCGGGTCAGCACGTTCACGTCCACGCGCAGGTGGATTCCCGACCATGGAACGTGGTACTCGAAGCGCATCCAGAACTTGGCACGCACGCACTTGATCAGATGGTCAAACATGGTATTCCTCTATTAGCACTGTTAGTATAATCGGCGTTATC